CAAGGCGAAGGCGGAACCGGATGGTGCAATCCAAATGCGTCGTCTGGTAAATTGAATTTTATGGATCGTATCGCGCCGCCGATTGAGAGTTGGTCTTATCTTCTTATCGGTGCTTCGGCTGGAAATTATACCATATCGGTAACTTATGGCGGATCGACGCAAACAACTGGGAATATCGCGTATAATGCTTCGGCTTCTACCATTCAAACGGCAGTTCAAGGGTTGAGCAACGCCGTTTCAAATTCGGTTTCGGTTGGTGGTGGTGGCGATACGGCGCGTCCGTTTTTCCTTTTGTTGCATAATATGAGCGGGGCGACTGTCGCCATAAATACGGGTGGTTTGACTTTTACCTCTTTGCAGTTCGCTCGATGGAAAGGTACTATTGACGGTCGCGTTCCTAAAAATTCTTTAGGTCAGCCATTACCTTTCCTGCTTTATGTTCAGGGATCGGGCAATGATTCTGGCGGTAGTTACACTTCTTCACAAGTTCAAACAAACGCGACATATACAGCACAGCAAATTGTTCAGAGGTTCCCAACGGCAATAACCGTTTTCACAGGTATTGTCTCGGCAAATACGCATGGTGGAAGCGGTCTTATTGATTCGACAGATGTTGGCTACAATACGGCTATTTATAATGCCGCGAAAAATTTGAACCTTTTAAACGGTCAAGTTCCTTTCATTGATACCTATGCGGCTGGGGCCGGTGGTTATGCTTGGTTGAATGGGGGCAGTAATGTATCAAGTCCGACAAACGGAAAAACGGATAATTTTATAAGCGTTGTCGCGTCAGGGCATCCAACTGGAGATGGTCATTCTTTCCTGTCTGGTTATATGGCTCAAAATATCAAAAAACTTTTTGGATCGGCCTAAAATGAACACACATATCGAAACAACAGGCTATGGCCCTTCCGTTTTTCAAGATCTTGATCTTGGAAAGAAGGTTCTTTCTATTTTAGAAAAATTCTATTCAGGACACGCTTGGTTTGTTAATTCTATGACCGAATCGGGCTATATTACAATTCAGCTTATGTACACGGGTGCTGATTCTAAGTTACGCGTTTGGAAGTTCGGAGTCCTGCTGCATACAAATAAACTTGGGACGGATTTGGAGATGGAAAAGAAAATTAAAAATGCTGGCGGTGAGATTCTTGAAAGGTATAGGATGGCGCGAGGAAAATTCACAACACAAGGATACGCCAATTTCTTAAAAAATGGTGTCGACACAACTGAAATGGTGAAGTAATTGTCCGGTAGAGATACTCCTAAAGATCTTCAAGACAGCCCTGATTATTCAACAAGGGCGGGTGTTGGTCTTACAAAGAATCAAGATCCCTCCGATGAATATCATAGCAAAGATGATATTTATTTGAAGAATCTTGCGCGTGCCGCTTATGATAGTTCAACAAATTGGCTAAATGCTGGGCGCAGATTAGCATGGAACGATTCGTTAAGAGCTTTTCAAGGTCTTCATCCATCGAATAGTAAATATTTATCGAATGATTATCGGTATCGGTCGCGTCTGTTTCGTCCGAAAACAAGGATGATGATTCGCAAGGCCGAAGCCCAAACGGCAATGGCTTTTTTCAGTAATATGGATATTGTAAGCATTGATCCAACGGATGATGATAACCCAATACAACTGGCTTCTTCACGAATAATGAAGGAGATTTTGCAATATAGGCTTACGAAAACAATTCCGTGGTTTCAAACTTTATGCGGCGGTCGTCAAGATGCTGATATAATGGGTGTTTGTATAGCCAAAGCCTATTGGAAGTTTGATGAGCGGTATAGTCATAGGGAAAGTAGGCCGTCTATTGATCCACAAACAGGTCAGATTCGTGTGGATGATATGGGGGAACATGTAACGGAAGATTATGATATTTATAATTGTATTGCGGATCATCCATGGATCGATTTGATCGCGCCTGAAAACTTTCGATTTGATCCTGGGGCTGATTGGAGAAATCCTATATCGACATCGCCTTATGTAATCGAAATGATTCCGATGTATATTTGTGATGCGAGAGAAAAAATAAAAAATAAAGAGTGGTTTAAGGTTAGCGAAAGCTCAATGCGAGCCGCAACGGATCTTGACGATGATACAACGCGCCGTAGTCGTGAACAGGGCAGAGTTCCTGGGAAAGATCATGATAGCTGGAAGCCAAAGGATTATGATATTTTTTGGGTTCGAGAAAACATTCTTCGCCATGAAGGGGAAGATGTTCACTTCTTCACTTTGGCGGGCACCGGAGAGCTTTTAACAAAACCAAAACCTCTTAGAGAAGTTTATTTACATGGGTTGAGGCCGTATGTGTGCGGATCAACGATGATTGAGGCACATAAGACTTATCCATCAGCAAAAACAGAAATTACAAAAGACCTGCAAACGCAAGCAAATGATGTTGTCAACTTGCGTTTAGACAATGTGAAATTGACTTTAAACCCTCGGCAATTTATCCGTAATGGCAAGGGTGTAGATCCAACAGATGTGCGAAATTTCCAGCCTGGGAAAGTCATTTCTGTTTCAGATCCAGAGCTTGATATTAAATGGGATCGTCCGCCGGATGTAACGCAAAGCTCTTATGAAGAAAGCGACAAAATCAATCAGGATTTTGATGATTTGTCGGGCGATATGTCGAATGGGAACATCCAGTCAAGCCCGCAGACTTATCAATCCGTTGGAAATATCGAATTGATGGCTGGGAATGCGAGTCAAGTTTCCGAATATGAAATGCGTATTTTCGCGGAAACTTTTGTTGAACCTTTGGTTCGTCATTTGATTCAGCTTGAACAAGCTTATGAAACGAATGACGTTATTATTGAGAACGCGGGAAGGAAAGCGAATCTTTTTCAAAAATATGGTATTGACCAAATAACAAACGATATTTTGCAACAAGAATTGAATTGTCGCGTTAATGTCGGACTCGGGGCAACGAATCCGCAACAAAAACTTAAAAATTTCTTGACCGCCGCGAACGCTGTAAAACAACTTTATGGAGAATCGGCGGCTATTTGTTCTAATCCAGAGGAAGTCATTACTGAAATTTTCAGTCTTTGCGGCTATAAAGACGGGGATAGATTCTTTGAGCCTGGATCTGATATTCATGCAACAATGCAGCAATTGATGCAGGGTAAGCAAAAACAACCTCCGGCTCAATCGGCTCAAAATCCTCAGCTTGAGCAGATGAAGACACAAGGAGACATTCAACTTCAAAATACAAAGATTCAGGGCAATTTACAGCTTCAAAACGCGAAGATGCAAAAAGATGCCGTTATGCAGAGTCATCAAATGGATATTGATCGCACGCGCATGTTAGGGCAGAATCAGATTGATCTCGATAGAGCGCGTTCTTCAATGGAGCTTGAAAATTTAAAGCATCAAAGGGAAATGGATCAGAAAATGGCGATTGCGCGACTTGAGGCCGAGACGAAAATTCAGATTGCTCATATTCAAGCGCAGTCTCATGAAAGAGCGTCGATTCATGCCGCGAATCAAAAAGAAGGGATGGGGTTAAATGGAATTAAATGAAGATTTATTGACAAATGAGTTTATCGAGCGCGTTAAAAAACAGGATTCTCGTTTTATTGATGTCGATTTAAGGCTTTTAATCGAAAAGGAATTGAGAGATAGTCTTTGTTTAAGGATCATTTTAGATGCAGTTGCTGAACAATCAGCTGAGTCTTTAGAAGCCCTTGCAGAAGTTGATCCATGTGATACAAAAAGGATAATTCTTTTACAATCGAAGGTTTATCGCTGTCGATTTATTGCACAAACGATAAATTCTTTGATTCGCAGAGGTGAACAAGCTGAAATATCTATTCGTGACGAACAAAATGTTATCAACCAAGAGGTATAAAAATGACAACTGAATTAAATGTCGATCAAGGGATGCACATTGAGTCTGACCCCGTGACAGGCGCGATTGCGAAAACACCTGATCAAGCTTCCTTAGGCATTGAGAATAAAAATGTTGAAACCAAGGAAGAAAACGAAATTAAGACTTTTGATCCACGCAAAAGCGCGATGGATCTTATTTATGCAAAGCGCAGTAAAGTTTTTGAGCAAGAGCTTGAGACTGCTGCCGCGCAAGGATTCGGAGCAACAACTGACCCTATAAAAGAAATTGTAGAAAATGATACGATTGAAAATAAAGAGGAATCGGAAGAAGATCGGCAAAAAACGGAAGACAAAACGGAGTCTTTAGATCCTAAGACACAACATTCTAAGCGTGTTGTGCTGATTGAAGGAAGACCGATTGAGTTTACAGAAGAGGAATATGCTCGTTTAGCCGAAAAAGGATTGTACCAACCGCAAGTTCAGGCTGTACAACAACAGTTTCAACAACCAATCACCCCGCCTCAAAAGGCGGATGATCCTAAGCAAAATCATCAAAATGATTTGCTTCGGGATATTGCTCGTAGGATTACTTACGGCAGTGAGGACGAGTCCATCGGGGCTATAGCTGACCTCATCAATGCGGCATCGACGCGGACAAGCCAAAATCAGGCCGATCCGAATCAGATTGCTCAATTTGCAGCGCAGCAAGCTCTTGCACAACTCCAATTCCAAAAAAATCTTGAGACTATTGCGAGTGAGTACAAGGACATCTATGAAAAAAGGTCGGCAACTCTTGTCGCTGCCGATTATGTCAACTCCCTTCGTTACAAGTACGGTATGCTTGGAATAGCGAAGCCAGATCTGGAGTTATGGCGTGAGGCTTGCGAGAAGACGCGCGAGGATCTTGGAATTAGTCCTAAAACCACCACCGCAAAAGATCAGAATAAAATTACTGCTCATGGTTTTGAGCTTTCAAATAAGCTCGAACGAAAAAGGGCAGCACCGAAGCCCCCCGCAGCGGCGACTCGCGTAATTGCCATGGAGCAACAAAGAGCTATCACAGGCTCTGACATTGTTGCAGCCATGCGAAAATCAAGAGGACAGGCCGTTGCCTAACCAATAAGGAAGGAAATAAAATGGCAGGTCAACTTTGGGCCGTTAACAGTTTGGGCGGATATATGTATTCGCTTGAATTGTCTGACATCTTGCGTACGGCGGTTCAACCGCTGTGCAAATTCCGCCAATTCTGTGATGCTAAAGACTTCACGGACAAAGGCCTTCACAAAGGTCAGCTCTTTACATGGAACGTCTATAACGATGTTGCCACGCAAGGGACGATCTTGACGGAAACTTCGACGGTTCCGAATACAAACTTTACCATCGCTCAAGGAACGGGTACCGTTACGGAGCTTGGTAATGCCGTTGGTTATACGGGTATGTTAGACAATTTGTCTAAGCACCCCGTTCAAGAGATCATCAACAAAGTTCTCAAGAACGACTGCAAAAAAGCAATCGACACTCAGGCGTATAATCAGTTCAACGCGACTCCTCTGCGCGTTGTTGCTTATGCGGCGACTGGTTCTCTTGGAACCGATACTTCGGCCATTACCCTGACGACGAATGGCACGGCGACCCTGACCAATAGCGTTAATCTTCATAAAAACCACATTAAGTCGATTGTGGACACGATGAAGGAGCGCAATATTCCTCCGTACGCAATGGATGAGTATTTTGGTCTTGCGTGGCCGACGACTTGGAGACCCGTTAAGAACGATCTGGAATCCGTCTATCAGTATCGGACGGAAGGCTTCCAGATGATCTACAACGGTGAAATTGGTAAGTTTGAAGGGGTTCGCTTCATTGAACAAACCAATATCGCTCACGGTCTTACGAACGGATCGGCATGGACGACTGGTCTTTCAGACTGGGCGTTCTTCTTTGGTGAAGATACTGTCGCCGAGGCTATTGTTGTCCCCGAAGAAGTTCGAGGCGCGATTCCTTCCGATTACGGTCGCTCCAAAGGCATTGCTTGGTACTATCTTGGCGGCTTCGCGCTGACTCAGACACAGGCCAAACAAGCACGCATCGTTAAATGGGATAGCGCGGCTTAACACCCAAACCAAAGGAGAATAAAATGTCACAAGGTGCAATCGACCATGCTTCGTATTTGACGCGTCAACAACTTGGTGGTCTTACTACCGTTGGTGCGTCGAAAACGACAGTTGTTTTATCTCCGGCCGCGGCGAACATGCGTATTCGCAAATGCGTTGCGACTGTCAACATTGCCGGAACAGGTGCTTATACGATGGCCTTAGTCGCCGTTGGTACGGGAACAACCTTTACCTCCACATCATCGGCCACTTTCACCACGACATCGACAATCGGGACTGCGACTTTGAGCACATCCGCTCAAGGAACCGTTGTTACGATTTCGACGGATGCCAATCTAACCATTAATGCAGGTGGTTATATTGCGTCTATTGGTGGAACAGAAGCGACAGGACAAGCTCTCATTTCTTTAGAGGCTTATGTCGATCCATTGTCGTCTTGGACGGGTAACTAAGATGATGATTGGGGCCGCTATAGTCCTTCCGAAACAGGACGAACAACCTGTAGAGACTCAGTTTCCGAATCCAGAAGGCGTTAAAGTCTTTTCTGGATTCGGAGCTGATGAATCGGACTTGGTTCGCGGATTTTTGCAATCAGGTGTGAGGGAGGACGCAAAGTACGATAAGGTCAATTATATGAATCGTTCTACACAGCCTCGTATCGCTGATGAAGATCAGACGAATACGGAGGCCATGGAGGACGACTTCATGTTTCGTTTTAAAAATCTTCGATCAAGAGGATTTTTGACGCGCCCAACAACTTCAACGGAAAGGTAACAAACATGCCTATGCTCAAGCAGGGGAAAGACGCTTCTTATATGGAGCCGAGGCTCATTCCCGATTATGAATTGCTCCCTCGTGACGATAGCGGCGGCCCTGAATGGGACGCTTATTGTCAACAATTCGGTGATGGTGGATTCGTCACCGGAGATAAGGCTCATCTTTCCGTCACAGGCGGAAGGGATGATAAGATTAACGGCGATGAGCAAGATGAAGATCATCGTCGTGGGTCTGCTAAGTCCGTTGACGATAAGGAAGAGGCTCCTCCCATTTCCAAGAAACGCGCGCGGGAATAAAATGGCAGGGACTCAGGGTGGAGATGTTGAAGGAACGGTCAAGTGCGATGTAAGTCAAGGGAAGGCAATCGAAGTGGCGAAGGCATGTTTCGATCCTGGTTATGACTTAACGGAAACTCTTGATGCGGGATACATCTCAAAAGCCGATCTGATCCGAGGCTTTGTCGATCATGGAATCGGTGTTGGTGAAGAATCTGTCATTAAAGCAGGGAAATAATGATTCGCACGCTGGACAAGTCTAAAGATTATGCCGAAGTCTATGGGCTTCCTGGCGTGCGTTTTGTTCAAGATGGCGTTAATTTCAATGGTGGTGGCTTCGAGATAGACCCGACAAATCTTGAACCAATCAACCATGAGAAACCAAAACCATCACCTCGTGATGATACTCCAATTCATGTCGCTTATGAGCAACATGAAACAAAAAAAGAAGATAATGAATCTAAGATTGAAAAAATGCACTGGACTAGGCTGAAAGCAATGGTTGAGGCCTATGGTGGCATTTGGTCAAATTCAGAAGACGCTATCAAATTCCTTAAAGGAGGAAAAGAAGCCCATGTGGATCGAAAATGAAAATTATGGCGGTACGGAATCGGATAAAATAGCGGCTCATATTGTTCAGTACACAAGAGGAAGAGTTCTTGATCTTGGTGCAGGAACAAAAAAGGCTTGGCCTCATTTTGTTAATGTTGACAGTTGTAAAATGTTTAACGGTCAACATGTTGCCGGCGTTGATATTATACTTGATTGTAAAAAATTAAGTCTTTTCGCAAATGAAAGCTGGGATTCTGTATATAGTTCCAACTTGCTGGAGCATTTTGAAAGGAAAGAAGTCCCTGATGTGTTGAAAGAATGGGCCAGAGTCATTCGCCCTAATGGTTATCTTGTTTTATATCTTCCTTCGGCCAATTTTTATCCAAAGGTTGGGACTCAAGGAGCTAACGACGATCATAAGTGGGATATTTATCCTAACGATATAGAAAAGATCCTTAGGGACTGTACAAAATGCGGATGGACACAGCTTGAGAAAGAGGAAAGATCACAGAATAATGAATACAGTTTATTTCTTGTTTTTAAGAAAAGAAACGATGGTAAATTTGTCGAAGAAATTTGGAATCGGAATCCGAACGGTCTAAAACGAGCTCTTGTCATTCGTTATGGGGCTATTGGAGATCAGATCCAAACAAGTTCCGTCCTTCCGAAATTAAAGGAAGATGGGTATCATGTGACTTATAACACATCACCTCCGGCTGATGTTGTTTTGAGAAACGACCCAAACATCGACTCTTTTCTCATTCAGGACAAAGATCAAGTTCCTAATCAAGAATTAGGCCCTTATTGGGCGCAGCTTGAAGAAAGATACGATTTAGTCATTAATTATTGTGAAAGCATTGAAGGCGGGCTGCTGCAAATGCCAGGGAGGTTGCAGCATCGTTATCCCGAAAAAGGTAGAAGAAAACTTTATGGCAAAGTCAATTATGTTGAAAGAATGCACGACATCGCGGGCGTTTCTTTTTCTCCAAATCCTAGGTTTTATCCAACGGAAAAAGAGATTAAAGACGCTCAAAAAGAAAGAATGTCGATCAATGCACCAGTCATTGTTTGGTGTTTGACAGGGACATCGAATCATAAAACATATCCTTTTGTGGACACTGTTTTGAAATGGATTATTGAGAACACACCAGCCCATGTTTACCTATATGGTGACAAAGGCGTATCAAAGATTCTTCAAGACGCGATTGTCCAGTGTCTACAAGGTTCTGGAGTTGATATAAAAAGAATCCATTGTATTTGTGGTGAATGGGATATAAGAAAATCAATCACTTTTGCGAAATTCGCGGACATTTGCATAGGGCCTGAAACAGGCATTATGAACGCCGTTGCTATGGAAGAAGTCGATAAGATTATTTATCTTTCTCATTCAAGCCATGAGAATTTGACAAGGGATTGGGTGAACACACAAGTTTTAGCTCCGTCTCATTCGGATTGTCCTTGTTATCCTTGTCACATTCTCCATTATAATTGGGATTTTTGTCACAAAGTTGAAAAAACGGCGGCGGCTCTTTGTGCCTCAAGTATAAAGCCGGAAACAATTTTTCAGAACATTATGGAGGTTTTATCTAAAAAGATTGCTGCAATGAAGGAGTAAAAATGAGCATAGGCTCTCCTATAAACTATACGACCTTGATCGGTGATACGACAGTCGACGGATCTATAGCCAAATGGCTTAACCATTCGGCTATTGCGTCCGTTGCCGATACGATCGTTGTCGAAGCGGAGAGTGCTATTTATCGTTCTTTGCGCCATTGGAGAATGTTAACATCGACAACAGGCACTTTGACTGCGAATACACAAGGGGTGACACAAATAAACACTTTAGCTCTTCCGGCTGATTATCTTGAGGATAAAGTTTTATATATAACTGGAACAAATTATCAAAAAATGACACGTAGAACGATGGAAGAAATTATCGCTTCTTATTCGTATGCCAGTAATGGATATTTAATTGTTCAACAACCTATGTGGTATTTTAACGATCAATCTAATTTTGTTTTTGATAGTGCTTCGGATCAGGCGTATCCTTATCTTCTTTATTATTATCAGCAACCAGCTTCTCTTTCGACCTCTGGAACGAATTGGTTGACACAGTTCTACCCACGCCTTCTCAGGGCGGCTTGTTGCGCTGCCGCGACAGAGTTTATGAAGGATATGGGCCAAGGAAACTTTGATCGTAATTACTGGAATCAAATTTTTCTTGCGGCTTTAGTCGATGCTCAATCGGAAAGCGACCGCCATCACAGGGCGCAAGAAATCGGGATGATCCTTACATAAAATGACCTACGTACCTTTAAACGCGCTTCCTGGTGTTTGCAAAGTCGATTCGGCTTACACAAACAGTGTTAAGCAAGCTTTTGTTAATGGGAAAACAGCTGTCGGGCGTTTTACGGATATGTTAAATGCTCGTTTTATTGCTGGTATGCCTGAAAAAATTGGTGGGTTCGCTTTAAACAACAATAATACCCTTACAGGCGTTTGCCGAGGAATGAGGGATTTTAGAGATTATTCGCAGCATCTTTATTGCGCTTTTGGAACCACAAGTAAGCTATTGATTTTATCTAATGGGTCTTTGATTGATGCAACTCCGTTAAAATCAGTTGTAACGGGATCGCTTAGCAGTCCTTTGACAACAAGTGGAACGACAACGATTGTTATCGCGCACACGGCGCATGGACTTCAAACGGGGGATTATGTCCAATTAACCTCATCGACGGTTTTCAACGGAGTCACGCTATCAAATACCTATTCGATTACAGTCATTGATGCCAATAATTATTCTGTACAATATCCAATAGCCGCAACGGGTTCAGGATCCGGTGGCGGTGGATCTGTTTCTTATGTTTATTATAGAATTGTCTTAAGCAATCCGTTTGCAATGACCAGCGGATCGAGTGTTGTTATCGCAACACACACTAACCATGGATGTTCTCCTGGTGATATTATCAATATATCAAATGCGACTGCTTATCAGGGAATAACACTGTCTGGTGAGTATGTTATTCAGTCCACAACGGGGAACACATATAACATCGTCGCTTCGAATAACGCGACAGGAACGGGATCGGCTGGCGGTGGGTCGCCGAGTTTTATCTACAATATCCCAACTGGAAACAAAGACACAGGTGCTATTTTTGGATATGGAATAGGAACCTACAATGGTTCTTATGGGTATGGGAAGTCTCCGACTACATCAACAGGTTTCATATTAAACGCAAGAGTTTGGTCGATCGCGAATTACGGTCAACAGATTTTAGCGTCCCCTTATAACGACAAAATATATGTTTGGGATCCGACAACACAAAGCACAAATGCACGAGCCTATCCGCTTTATGGATCTCCGACAGGGATTCAGGCTATGTTTGTCACGGCTGAAAGATTTATATTTGCGCTTGGGACTTCGACAAATCTTTTACAGGTTAATTGGCCGGATCAATCCGTTAACAGTAATTGGACTGCATCCCCAACAAACACAGCAAATTCAAGAACATTACAGATCGGTTCCTATCTTGTCGGGGGCATTGCTGTTCGAGATGGAACAAGTCTAGTTTTAACAAATAATTGTTGTTACGCTTTCAATTATAGCGGGAATCAGTATGTCTATGATTCGACGGCATCAGGGCCAAATTCAGGTCTTATTGCTCCTCTCGCTATCAGTGTTCATTCGAGCGATGCTTATTGGATGGGGCCAAACGAGTTTTGGTCTTGGAATGGAACTGTTTCACCTTTGCCATCGGACGACATAAGGGACTATGTTTTCAAAAATATAAACTTTCAACAAACGCAAAAATTTTTCTCCGTCCCGAACACTTCTAAAAAAGAAGTCACTTTTTATTACTGTTCGGCAAACAGCATTGAAATTGATAGCAGCGTTACATTCCATATAGATCAGCAATGCTGGTCTATTAATAAAAAAAGTCGCACATCGCAAATCGATGCTTTGCTTTTCCAATATCCTATTTCAACAGACGCGAATGGAAACATTTACAACGAGGAATATGGTAATGACGCGAATGGATCCGCGATGGATAGTTATGTTGTTTTAAGCCCTATGTCTTTGAGCAAAGGCGACAAAAATATGGATATTTGTGGTTTTATGCCTGACTTTGAAAGGCTTTCAGGGCAAGCCATTTTAACGGTTAATACACAAAATTATCCAGAAGAAATACCAAACCCTTATGGCCCTTATACTTTGTCTCCAAACGGAATCGCGCCCTTGAATGACTTAAGAATTGGGTGTAAGTTTATCGGGTACAAAATAGAATCGAATGTCTTAGGCGGAGACTACAGAATCGGTCTTCCCGAAGCTGACATTTATCCGGCTGGGGCGCGTCGATGAGTATTCTTGCAATATCAGATCCGCCAAATCCGAATACGCAAGTTTATATTCAAAATCCTCATTTGTATAATATAGCTATGTACAAATGGGCGTGTGCTTTGAAGTCGCAGATTCAACAGCAAAACAGGACTCTTTCAAGACCGACAAGTCAAAATTTTTCTGTTTCTGGTTATACAACATCGACAACACTGACAGGGACAAGTACAGGTTCGGATGTTGCCAATTTTTTATGCTCCTTGGTTTCGAGTTTAAAAACTAAAGGAGTTGTTTCAACTTATCCACTGAATCAGTGAGGAAACATGCTTTCTCCTATGCAAGATCAATCTATGAACAACCCTCAGCTTTTCTCACAAATGCTCCAGCAGCGCGGTTTCTCTCCGCAGTCGAATCTTATGAGTAAAATGCCACCCATGGGCGGCGGCGCACCTACGCAACCACCCATGGGTATGCCACAACCGCCAATGGGCGGTGCACCTGCACAACCACCTATGGGAGGCGCACCAACTCAACCCCCCATAGGCGTGCCGCAACCACCAATGGCAGGAGCACAATCTCCGGCGGCGCAAATGATGAAAATGCCTACTCAAATGCAAGTTCCTCCTTTGCAATCACCAAATCCTGCAATTCCAAAACCACAAAACGATGGAGGCGGAATTGATAAACAAGCTCAAGCTGCGAAGCTTCTTGAAAAAATTCATCAACTTGAAGCTGTGCATGGATCGCCAAAGCCTGGAAGTAAACAAGCTAATCAATTACAACAACTCAAAGCTATTCTTCTCCATGGTGCTTCTGGCGGCAAAAATATCGCAGGGTCACAGTTTACACCTCAAGAAGCTGCTGCACTTGGTCGAATGGGTGATAAGGCAGTTGTCCACATGACACCTGGTGAAATGACGGTTCCTAAAGAATTACAGACTCCGGCTATGCTTAAAACAATGAAGAAGGAGTATAATAAAAAGGGTGTTGACCCTTCTCAATTTACGGTTGGGTCGAATAAAGCTTCCGTCAATCCTAAGACTGGGATGCAAGAATTTAGTTTCTGGTCGAGCTTTTTACCTTCCGTTGGCGGCATCTTAGGTGGCATTTTTGGCGGCCCTCTTGGTGCTGCGGCTGGTTCAACGGTTGGTGGTTTGGCTGGGGGAAATAATTTTGGGCAATCTATTTTAGGTGGTGCCACGGCTGGCATTGGATCTTATGCCGGAGGTCAAATTTTTGGAAATTCGGGCGGGTTATCTAATTTATTC